AAATAGCAAACGATGTCCCGACAGTGAACATATCACCTGAGGGCATAAAGAAGTTGAATAAGTTAGGGAGCCAAAAATGAAAAACCAGATACTAATACTGGCAATCGCCCTAACCCTATTCATGGCATGTACAGACGTAACTTCGCCAGCAAGGGGTCTAGGAGCGACGACAGGTGACGGAACCACGAGGGTGCAGTACATTGTATGCGGAGATGCGTACGGGGTCTCTATGGCGTTCTGTGACCTTGATATATTTAACACAGTTGGAGGATGAAATGAGATATTTAATGATTGCGATAATGCTACTCGCTATGGCATGTGGACAGGAGATAACAGGGCTGGACGTAGAACCGTCAAGCACCCAAACTATTACATATGTTTGTGTTGCAGACGAAGCCGTAGCATCTTTTATCGGCTACAGTAACACCGATAGCACGAGCACTTCATTGGCAGATGTTCCGCTACCGTTCATAATCAGTGTCGAAATTCCAGTCGGAGCCGTAGTTCAAATTAGCATGACAAAGACTGACCCAACATCTACGGCCTCGGTGTGCATAATCAGAGATGGAGAAGTAATTAGTTCCGATGTTGGTAGACCGGGTGACTCTGAGCTGTGGTGTAGAGCAAGATGATTAACCCAGGCAGAAGTGAGGGCAGTGGTGTGTAGGGTAGCGTTTGTGCTATGATATCAATAATGATACCAGTCAATAGGCTCGATGGAGCCGGGAAGTCAATAGATGGCAAGCAAAACTAAACCATTATGTGGAGCAATTACAAGCTCAGGCAACCCGTGCAAGCACCCGGCTGGATTCAAGACCGAACACCAGGGGGAAGGTCGCTGTTATCGTCACGGGGGATGCTCTCCTGTCAAGCACGGCAGATACTCCAAGCTGTCCAACCCGCTTGGGATTAAGATACAGGAACGACTCGGTGATATTAACCCCTTGGATATGATACCTGAACTGGCATTACTCAAGGCCATGCTGGATAGGTGGATAGAGAAGAACGGTGAAGATGATAAGATGGCATCTGCAATGGCCGGAGCTATCCCCCTGGTTGATGGCATACGCAAAACTGTTGATACAATCCACAAGATGCAGACGCGGGATCTGCTCACGTCTCGGGAACTGGAAACGGCTATTCAACAGCTTATCCTAATCATTACGGAGGAGGTGAAGGACCCAGATGCAATCCAACGCATTAGCACTAGGTTCGCGTCAGCTTTCAATGTTCGCGCAGAGAGTACAGCAGGAGCTATCAAGCACCTCGAATAGCAAGGGTTCGCTGGTAGATTGGACGCCTAACCCGGGGCCGCAAACTGAGGCGTTTAATTCCAAGGCTGATATTCTTGGCTATGGTGGTGCTGCAGGAGGGGGCAAGTCTGATCTGATACTGGGATTGGCAGCGACCGCGCATAAGAGATCAGTAATATTCAGGCGAGTTTTCCCTAATCTCAGAGCGTTAATTGAACGGTCACGAAAGATATTTAACCCCGAAGGAACTAAGCATTCCGGAGATAGTTACAACGAAACCCTGCACAGATGGAGCCTTGATAGCGGACAGATGCTAGAGTTTGAAGCCTGTCAGTATGAAAAGGATAAGCAGAACCAAAGGGGTAGGGATAGAGACTTTTACGCATTTGATGAAGCAACCGAGTTTTCATTATCTCAGATTATGTTTATGATGGCGTGGAATCGTACAGTCATACCGGGACAGAGATGCAGGGTTGTGCTAACATTCAACCCGCCAACCGATGAAGCAGGGGGATGGATAGTGGAGTTCTTCCTTCCCTGGCTGGCATATCTGCACCCAACAAAGTTCAGTCATCCTAACCCTGCTGCCCCCGGTGAACTGAGATGGTTTACGACCATTGATGGAGAAGAGACCGAAGTGCCAGACGGTAGGGAATTTGTCGCAGTTGATAGCGAAATGGTGTACAAATTTAACCACAAAGACTTTAAGGAATCGGAGATATTCCAGCCTCTATCAAGATCGTTCATTCCGGCAAAACTATCCGACAACCCGTACATCAGCAACACCGGATATAGGGCTGTACTTCAGGCTATGCCGGAACCGTTCAGGTCTCAGCTTTTGGATGGTGATTTCTCTGCAGCCTGTGACGGTGATCCATGGCAAGTTATCCCGACTGCGTGGATTGACAGGGCAATGGATAAATGGGTACAGTCGACGGCTCCAATTGATAGAATCGGCCTCGATGTGGCAAGAGGCGGCAAAGACTTCACGGTCAAAGCTACTGTTCATTCAGACGGCTCATGCGATGAGCTGGTTAAGATACCTGGAACATTGACCCCCGATGGTGATTCTGTTGCAAAACTGGTCTATCTTAATCATGAGCCTGAAGATGTACGGGTTGCGGTGGATGTTATCGGAGTAGGCTCAAGCCCGGTTGATATTCTAAATGACAAGGGGTTTGATGTCGTGCCAATGGCCGGATCCGCGAGGGCGGTTGTTGAAGAGTACGGCGAGGAAGTGCCATTCATCGACGAGGCTTCGGGGCTGAAGTGTGTCAATCTCAGAGCCGGAATGTACTGGAATCTCAGGCACTTGATGGAGCTGGACTTGATTGCGCTATTCCCCGACAAGAGATTGAAAGCCTGTTTGATAGCCCAGAGATGGACACCAACAGCAGGGGGAATCAAGCTCATGAGCAAAGACAAGGTTAAGGAAATTCTAGGCTATAGTCCCGATGAATCAGACGCGGTTGCACAGGCATACTGGTTAGTACCGGCATCAATCCCCGTTTCCTTCCTCGACGTTGCTCATATCTACTGACGAGATAATGACACTCGGCACATTGAAACCGTCACATTATTGACACACGTTCCTCACTTGTCTATGTTTCAGGCAAGGAGGTTCATATGTCTCTGTCACTCAAGACTAGATTCCATAACATAATTGAAGCGGCAGCGGGCAAGGAACAAACGCTGTCCAGTATTGAGATAATCAACCAGGCATACAACGGTCCTGAAGATGAGATAATCAGTGCGAAAGGCGTTGCAGGTTACTTTGAGATGTTGCGGGATGCGAAGATTAGCGCAGGAATGGAGACGGCAATATCCTTATCCATACCCGGTATCACGATTGAACCCGGCGATGATTCAGACAAGGGCATTCGCAACGCCGACTTTATGCGCGATATACTCTCGGCAATCCCCGGTTCAACAATAGACAACATCCGTGATCCATACGGCAACGCGCTCAAATCCGGCATGTCGGTGATTGAGCCACAGATCGAGATTATAAGCCTGCCTGAATGGGGTAGTGTAATGGGTGTCACGGCGCTGAATCTGAAACCTACCTGTTCATTCACTGATGGTGGAAGTGGCATTAAGGTTGACCGATTCGGCAACATCTTAGAATTCAAACAAGATGCCATGCATGGCGGCAATTCGGCAACGCCGGATCAGGTTATCTATTACGCATTCAGAGGTAATGCAAATAACAGATACGGACAGAGTTTACTCTATTCCGTATACGATCCCTGGAAGCGCAAACAGAAAATATTCAGAATCTATGCCCTATTCATGGCAACGAATGCAAGCGGAATCAGGGAGATTAAGTTACCTTCGATGATTGGCAAACGAGCAACAACGGAAGCAGACTTAACCTCTGCACAAGCACGGATGCGCAGGCTGGCAACCTCTCAGACCTTGGCAACAATGAAGGACTGGGAAACAAACATACACACTCCCGGATCTGGCACAGGTGGCCACTTCCTTGAAATGATACAGGAGGAAGATAGGCAAATCAGTTCGGGCATCCTTGGCGACTCGGCATTCTCTTCACAGGATCAGGGTAGTTATTCAAGTCGGGAAGTATCGCAGAGCAATGTTCAGTCACGCATGAGGGCGTGGGGCGATTCATACATGGACGCATTTAGTGAGCAGTTCTGTCCAATGATACTTGAAGCAAACGGATTTGACGGCGCTGTTCCTCGGATTGTTGCCGACCTGGTTGAAGATGCAGGAAGCAGGATTGAGAAGTATAAAGTTGCCGGTGAACTTAAACAGGCCGGCATATTTACAATGGCATTCCCAGAGCAAGCACAGAAACAGATTGCACAGGATTTAGGGATAGATACTACACAGACGGACGAGAATGCACAGGGTGAGGCTTCTGCTGCTCTCAATGGCGCACAGATTACAGCAGGCCAGGGTATAGTTGTGGGCGTAACCGATGGAACGGTCGCACCAGGTTCAGCGGTGCCGCTACTTGTTGCCCTCGGAATCCCCCAGAAAACAGCCCAGGCAATGGTTGACGCGGCTCAGGCTGCAATCAAACCAGTCACCCCCGTCAAACCAACCATAACCGCATCCGAGATCATCCACGCGGCTGCACCATCAGGGCGCGATAATGCTACCCTGAAACGGAATGGCAAACAGTATGATACAATAGCCAAGGACGGGGCTGCAGACTTATCCGCAACATGGGCGGGATTAGTCCCGCAGATAATGAAGAAACTGGAATCGCAGATATTCAACCCCAAACTCAACGGATGGAAAGTAACCAACCTAAACAAATTGCGTCAGATAGCCATAGACACCACGAAGTACAAGAGTTCTGAAATGCGCAAAAGCATGGATGCAACCCTCAGATCAGGTAACGACCTTGGCGACAAACACGCGACGGCAATGGTTCCCGTGATCGCACAGGAGCGACTTGAAGCAGCGGCAGGATTCACACCTGCAGCAGTTATTCAATCGCTCCAGAACCATACATTCTTGACGCTTGAACAGAAGTATCCAAAGGTTGCGAGTGACATTTATTACCTGCTGGAGAATGCGGTTCGGGGTGACGTAGCGCCGAATGTTGTCAGGGCGCAAATGCATACTTATTTAATGGAAGGTTCCGCATTCACCCCCGGGCTTGCAAACACAATTATTGAGACTTCG